AAAATGGTCACACGATACACTTGATAATTCAGCAAGTGCTGAGCCTGTGCAGAATACAATGACAGTAGCATACGAAAGTGTATTTTATGCAGACGGTGCTGTTGTAGAAGGATCAACACCTAAAGGGTTTGCAACAGAACATTATGATTCAACACCTAGTCCAATTGCCGCAGGTAGTGGCGGAAGCCTATTTGGTAGCTCGGGTGTACTAGCAGGCGGTGTTAGTGTGCTAGGAGATTTAGCAGGCGGTAAAGCAGACTTAGGTACATTACTTACAGCGGCACGTACAGTTAAAAACGCTAAGAAACTTACTAAAGAAGGTTTGCGTAACGAAGCATATCAAGTTGCAGGACAAACTATTAGAACAGCAACAGGAACTAACGTAAGTGGACTTGCTAATACTAGTTTTCCAAAATCCGGTGGCAATGGTACACAAACAACTGAAGCAAAAGCAATTACAACTGTTAAGCAAAACAAACAAATAGATACAGCAGAATTACAAACAGCACTAGACAATAATGCAGAACTAAAAGACTTAGTTGCAGAAAGAGCTGTTGCAATTGGTGCAGTAAGTACACTAGCAGGGTATAATATAGGTAATGCCGCAGGACTTGGAGCGTACGATAACCTTACTGTAAACGAAAAAACAATAGTTAAAACAGAAGTTGATCAATTACTATCTAATGAAGATCCCAAGATGTTATCCATTACCAACTCCATAGTCACTAAATACAGAGAGTCACAAGCAGGCAGTAGTACTATTGCCGCACAAAAGAATCCATTAGGAAACGTATAATATGGCAAACAATTTACCAGCAGTTCCAGCACAAGATAGCGGTGCAGAAGTTAAAGAATTTTTCAATCAATACTTAACAGAAAAAACTTCTTATCCGGCAAATGATGTTGACGCAGTAATAGGCTTTTTTGAAAATAGAGGTTTCGAAAAATCAAGTGCTATTGCAGTAGGTACAGCAATCTTAAATCAAGCAAAAGTAGATGACATAAATGTGTTTGAACTTATTGATACACTAAAAGGTATTAACTCAACACAGATGAGTGATATCATTGCTAACGTACTAAACTACAGTAGAGAAAAAACAAGCACACTTGGATTTAAAGTAACTTCAAATTACGAAAAAATTGAAAAGCGAAACATCATATACTAAAATGCCATGGGAAGATTTGCACAGGGAAAATATAGTCTCAAAAATCCTGAGAAGTATATAGGTACAAAGACACCAACTTATAGAAGTAGTTGGGAGTTTACGTTTATGCGATTTTGCGACGAACACCCAAGTGTTGCTAAATGGGCAAGTGAAGCAATTAAAATTCCATATAAGAATCCATTAACCGGAAAGCATACAATATATGTTCCGGACTTCTTTATTGCATACGCAGACCGTAAAGGAAAGCAACGTGTAGAACTAATAGAAGTAAAGCCAGAGAATCAAGCAGTAAAAGAAAAACTAGGCCGTAGTAAACATAACCAGGCTTCTTGGGTAGTTAACCAAGCAAAATGGGAAGCCGCAAGGGCATACTGTAAACAAAAAGGTATATTCTTTAGAGTCATAACAGAAAAAGATATATTCCACACCGGTAAAAGACGATAAATAATAGTAGCATATAATGGTATAGGACACATGACCAAAAAACTAGAAGATTTACTCAACATGCCTGATTCAAAAGAAATTATACAACAGGCAGAGAAACAAGAAAAAGCACAAACAAAACACGAAGTAGCTCATGAAGATAGCTTTCGTGATATAGCAGAGTTTGATAAAATTACAAGCGCATTACCAGCTGTTAAAGGCTTAGGTGATAAAGCAGATAGTGAGTTAAATGAAATAGCAGATAAAGCACTTGAAGCATATGACGATTTAATGAATCTTGGTATGAATGTAGAAAGCCGTTACAGTGGTAGAGTATTTGAAGTTGCAGGCGGACTGCTTAAAACAGGACTAGATGCAAAAGTAGCAAAACTTAATAATAAGTTAAAAATGGTTGAACTACAACTTAGAAAAGAAAAGCAAGATAAAGACGGTGGCATTAGTGAAGACGGTATGATTACTGGAGAAGGCTATGTTGTAACAGATCGCAATAGCCTCTTAGAAAAGCTCAAAGGACTCGATAAGGATAAATAACTTATATAGGATGGATAATAAGGAAACACGATTTCAAGAATTGCTAAACGAGTCTAAAAAGACTTATGCATTTAAAATAGGTATTGCAGGTGTTTTGCCTGAAGGTTGCGAAGAAAGCATCAAAACATGCTTACAAAAGTATGATGTTGCTAGTATGAGCAAAGGTAAAAAGACACCTATTACAGAGCGTCCATTAGATTTTCCACAGTTGGAAAACATGGAAGTTACTTACTTTGAAGTCGAACTTAACTATCCTTCCACACAACAAGTTTTACAAGAGTATATTGGACAGTGCTGTAGCATAGACCAAGCACATATTATTGTAAGAAATCCATTAGAGATGCAAGAGAAATATCAGGAAATGCCTGAGGACAATGTATATCAAGCAAAGTTAACAACAGAAGACATGGGTGGCGAAAGCGCACAAGACTCAGTTGGTGAAAACAGAGTAATGGAATTATTGAAAGAACTTGAAAAAGTAAAAACAGAACGTGAGCACGATCCAAGTGCGGCGGTATCGGAGACAAACTAATGAATATGAAAAAGTTAATAGAGTCGATTGATGTTGCACAGGAAGGCTTACCAATGCCTATGCCTAGTACAGCACCTGAGATGGACAAAGGTAACCCAGTAACAATGAATGTATCAATGAATGCAAGCGGCAAAGAACATGTTGCAGATTTAATTGATATGATGAAAAACGCAGGCATGGAAGGCGCAAAAGAAGTTGACGCTGACATTATGCCAATGCGTAGAGATATGGAAAGACTACGTGATATAGTTAAAGGTCCAGACATGGAAAAAGACATGGATGATCTTAAACCAGGCATGCAAGATGAGCCATGTGATAATTGCGGTAAGCAACATGTTGGTGCAAGTAGTTGTAATGATGACATTGAAATGGATGACGAAGCAGTTGCAGACGAAGCATATGCTAACGAGCCAGATGAAAAATACAGTGCAATAGACGATGTAATTAATTCAGGCGATGATTTACATAAGTCTAAAGCGGCATATCCTGCAACACAGGGTGGCGACAATCCAATGGCGTTACAAGACGAAATTAAAGAAAAATTAGCGGCTAGACTTAAAGAGTTAATGGCTGGCGATGTAGAAGAAGCAGGCGACCACGATCATGAAGAAGGCGAAGAACATGATTGTCCAGAATGCGGCGCTCCAGGCAAAACAAAGTTAATGGCTTGTAGCTCTTGCGGCTGTAGTTAAAATACACAAAATTCAATAGGGCTTCCGGGCCCTATTTTTTTGAGTAAATACAGTATGAGCAAGAGTTTAGACGGTGTCCTTACTAAAAAGGCCAATCAAAAAGAATCATTTAGCGAAGCACAAATTGCTGACTTGTTAGCATGTACAGATCCTGACACAGGGTATATGTACTTTGCCAAGAAGTTTGCTTTTATACAACATCCTGTACAAGGTAAGTTGTTGTTTGATCCTTATGAGTATCAAACACGTTTGATGCATTCATATCACAGTTATCGTTTTAATATAAACATGATGCCTAGACAAACAGGTAAAACTACTTGTGCGGCAATATACCTTGCATGGTATGCAATGTTTGTACCTGATCAAACTATACTAATTGCGGCACACAAATACACAGGTGCTCAAGAGATTATGGCACGTATACGTTACATATATGAAACGTGTGAAGATCACATACGTGCAGGTGTTACATCATATAACAAAGGCTCAATTGAATTTGAAAACGGCAGTAGAATTGTATCACAAACAACTACTGGAAATACTGGACGTGGTATGTCCATATCATTACTATACTGTGACGAGTTTGCATTTGTGCAACCTAACATCGCAGAAGAGTTTTGGACATCAATATCACCTACACTAGCAACAGGTGGTCGTGCTATTATTACTAGTACACCGAACAGTGACGAAGATACATTTGCAACTATTTGGAAGCAAGCAGAAGAAAAATTTGATGAACACGGTAACGAACAAGAGTTAGGCGTAAACGGGTTTCATAGTTTTGTTGCCCAATGGGATGAACATCCTGATAGAGACGAAGAATGGAAAGTCCAAGAAATAGGACGTATAGGCGAAGAAAAGTTTAGACGTGAATATGGTTGTGAATTCTTAGTATTTGATGAAACATTAATATCAAGTATACATCTTGCAACCATGGAAGGTGTAAGTCCTATATTAAATATGGGGCAAACACGTTGGTACAAAAAGCCAACTTCAGAATATACATATGCTATCGCACTTGACCCTAGTATGGGTACAGGTGGAGACTATGCCGCAATACAAGTGTTTGAACTACCTAGTTATACACAGGTAGCAGAATGGCAACACAACACTACAGCAATACCTGGACAAATAAGAGTACTAGCAGACATTTGTAAGTACATACAGTCCGAGACTAATAACGAAAATGGTGTATATTGGTCTGTAGAAAATAATGGTATTGGAGAAGCGGCACTAATCGTTATAAACGATTTCGGGGAAGAGAATATACCAGGCCTATTTGTGTCTGAACCAATTCGAAAAGGCCATGTACGTAAATTCCGTAAAGGGTTTAACACAACACATGGCACAAAAATAACAGCATGTAGTAGATTAAAAACAATGGTTGAAGGCGACAAAATGATTGTGCATAGTAAACCATTGTTATCTGAACTAAAGGCATTTGTTGCTACAGGTTCTAGTTTCCAAGCAAAGGTAGGACATCATGATGATTTAATAAGTGCAACATTACTTGCTATAAGAATGATGGCTGTACTTAAAGACTGGGATCCTAGGATTTATAATACGTTTAATCAGGCAGAAGATTTAGAAGATTATGAACCACCAATGCCTATCTTCGTTAGTAGCAACTATTGATAAATACATTATGCAGAATATAGATATCATAGCAGAAGAATTGTTTTCAAAAATCAGGGGTAGATTTCCTGGAGTAACAATTGGCGACGAAGAAGGTAATGTTACACAAGAACCTAAACAAGCAAGATTCTTTGAATTTCCGTTTAGAGAAGCAGACGCTGATGTAGGCAAAGTAAGCATATCACTATCAGAAGAAGATGGTGTAGTTGTTATGCACAACAAAGACGTAGCAGAAAACAATGTAAGTAAAAGTACATGGTATGACTTCTTAAAAGAATTAAGAACTTTTAGTAAAAAACGTTTACTAAATTTTACAACTAGAGACATAACAAAGTCTAACTTAGAGAAAAGAGACTATAAATATCTTGCACAGCGATCCGGAGATAGCAACATGACAGAATCAA